GCTCCTATTTGCCCATTGACGATCCCAAAGCCTTTGACGAAGCTATGTACATCCTCCTGTGTGGTACAGGTGTGGGCTTTAGCGTGGAGCAGAAATATGTGTCTAAACTCCCTGAAATCCCGGCTCAGTTGTTTGAGTCTGCTACTACTATTGTGGTTAAAGACTCCAAGGAAGGCTGGGCCAAGTCTCTCCGACAACTCATTGCCCTTCTATACGCAGGTGAAATCCCTCGTTGGGATGTTTCGTCAGTTCGTCCCGCAGGTGCACGGCTTAAAACTTTTGGAGGCCGTGCAAGCGGCCCCGGTCCCTTGGTTGAACTGTTCAAATATACAGTGGAAAAGTTTAAAGCAGCTAAGGGTAGGAAGCTTCACTCCCTTGAAGCCCACGACCTTCTTTGTAAAATCGGAGAAGTCGTTGTGGTTGGTGGAGTACGTCGTAGTGCTATGATTTCTCTTAGCGACTTGTCAGACGATCGCATGGCACACGCCAAAGCAGGCAATTGGTGGGACGGTCAAGGTCAACGAGCCTTGGCTAACAACTCGGCTGTGTATAACACCAAGCCTGATGTCGGTCAGTTTATGCGTGAATGGAGCAACATTTATGAAAGCCACTCCGGGGAACGAGGAATTTTTAATCGTTACGCCTCTGAGCTTCAAGCTGCTAAGAATGGGCGGCGTGAGCTTGGTAAAGAGTGGGGCACGAACCCGTGCAGCGAAATCATCCTTCGTCCTTACCAATTTTGCAACCTCTCTTCTGTTGCGGTCCGTGCAACTGACTCGCTGGCTGACCTTGAGCGCAAAGTGCGCCTTGCAACAATCCTCGGGACGTTCCAAAGCACTCTGACGCATTTCCCTTATCTGCGTAAGATTTGGCAAACCAACACTGAAGAAGAACGTTTGTTGGGCGTGTCTATGACTGGCATCTTGGACAATACGCTGCTTAACAGCCCTAACGACCTCGACCTACCTAAACGACTGGAGAAACTCCGTGCTATCGCCGTATCCACTAATGCTGAATTTGCTAACAGCTTGGGCATCAACGCTAGTGCTGCTATTACATGCGTTAAACCCGAAGGAACCGTATCTCAGCTTACTGGTACTGCAAGCGGCATTCACCCTCAACATAGCCAGTATTACATTCGTCGGGTACGTAGCGATAACAAAGACCCCCTTACTGACTTCTTGAAGCAGCAGGGTTTCCCGTCTGAGCCTTGTGTGATGAAGCCTGACAGCACGACAGTGTTTAGCTTCCCTGTGCGGGTTGAGAAGGGCGCTGTGCTGCGTGAAGACCTGACAGCAGTGGAACACTTGAAACTGTGGCTCATCTTCCAGCGTCATTGGTGTGAACATAAGCCTTCTGTCACCATTAGCGTCACCGAGGACGAATGGCCTGAAGTGGGGTCGTGGGTGTGGAAACACTTCGATGAAATCACTGGTGTGTCTTTCCTGCCTATGGACGGAGGCACATATCGTCAGGCTCCCTATGAGAGCATTGATGAATACACCTATCACGACATGGCTTCTAAGATGCCTTTGGACATTGATTGGGACTCGTTCATCGAATACACCGACAATGTGGAAGGCACTCAGACGCTGGCTTGCAGTGCTGGGGCCTGCGAAATTGCATTTTAAGGAGCCAATATGACCACTTTAGGCTGGCTTATTTTAGAAAATATAGCCATCTTAGCTGCTATGTGTTTTTTAGTGTGGTATACTGAAAATAACTGGTGGTTTTTGATGTTGTGTTTGTTGAATACGTGGAAAGCAGGAGAACTTATAAAATGATTGTAGATTTTGACTGGAGTGGAGGATTGGTGTTTGGTATTGCACACACTGACCAAGCCATTGTAGAAGTGGAAGAAGAGGAATATGAGATGTGTAACGCCATCATCATTTCTCTAGGGCTGTTTCAGATAGCTCTGCTGTTCACTTAAAAAGAAAGGGACTCAAACGAGTCCCTTTTCTGTTAAAACAAGGCTAAAACAGCCTTATATCGTTTCTCCCTATCCTCTAGGCCAATGAAGCCTCCATTAATTTTCTTGGTCATACCTTTTATGTCATTGGCATCTGCAAAGGCTGCAAGGTTGTTAGACTTCCAAAACCACCCTGCACTGCGGGCTGCTGGAAGAGGTTCCAAGAGGAGGTCAGGGTTAGCCACCAAATCAAGGCCAAGATAGGAGCCACATTTGTCATAGTTGTATTTCCCTGTCAGTTGTTTGAGTCCTCTGCCACGATATTTCCAGCCTTCTCCGCTCTCTGCTGGACCATTCCCCATACGGGAACAGTAGACAAGGTTAGCAATAAGCTCAGGCTTTCCTGCAATGCTATTAGCCACACCTGTAGGAATATTCTTTCCATTGGCATCCTTCTTGGGTTTCTTATCTGGCCCCATCTCAGCAAACCTATTGGGCCACAGAGCAGCCAAAGTAGCAGAACGATAGTTGAGGTTTTCTTCAAGCATTGTGAATCCACCACTCTCGTGGGCACATTGCGCCAAGAAAGAGGCAATGCGCTGCGGGGTGTTTATTTCAAATTCTTCACAGGTTGCTCGCACAGCCTCTAGCCATTTAGCTACATCTTTTACACCTGCTGCTTTGAGATGCTGTTCCTCAACCATTGCTCTGCTCTTTCTGCTTCTTGTCTACGTCTTCCTGAGCCTTGTTGCTGGAGCCATAGAAGAAGCGAATTAGGGAGTTGACTGCCGTACCGATTAGGAAGCCAAGAATAATGTTAATGAAGTCACGGTTGTGATTGTCAATGGGGACAAACGACACCAAGAAGAAATAGAGGAACGACACCCCCGTGATAAACCAAGCGTAATGTTGGCTAAATTTACGAGTTTCGGGGTCTGCCATGTACATATCCGTTGCACGTTGTGTGCTCTGTTCGTCCAACTGAGCCATGAATTCGCTATGGCGATTGGCTTCTTCTTGGAGCTTGGCGTTGTATTCAGGAGTGGCTTCACCTTCGGGCTTCAGAGGCATTCCAAGCTTCTGCTCCACGGCCTCTACGCCCTTCTCTAGCACTTGGTCAGCAACCTTGTGCATCCCATTATTAATAAGATTGGAAACAATTCCAGCGATAATAGGCAACATTATTTACTCTCTTTCAGTTCACGTTTAATCTGCTTTATCTCTCGCAGTTCTGCCCTCACCTGAGCCTTCATCTTCATTGTGTCTACAGCTATAAGCACCGACAAGGGAAGAGCTAAGAAGAGCACAAGGGATAAGACAATTACAGCGACAACAAACCAGCGGGTGTCCTCACGAGCCATCCTAGCGATAGCAGCATTCCCCACAGCCATACTATTATTAGTATTACCCCCAGAGAGATAAGAGCCCGGTCCAAACGGTGATTGCGAAGGAGGTCTTGCTGCCATTTTCTGTCTCTTTCTTCCTTACGCTTTACTTGACGTTGAAACTCTTGCTCTTCCAATATCTTGTCGTACATCGACAGAAACCTAGAATAGACATCCTTCAGTTCCTGTGGGGCATACACCATTGTTTCCCTAATCTGTACAGACATATTCTCTAGCTGCATTTCTATGTTCACCCTATCAATTGAATTGGCTTCAATGTTGGGGTCTGTAGCAGACTTCTCTTCTAGCTCCCTGCAATAGTCTTTTAGTTGTCTCTGTATCTCAAAGAATGTCTTCAGCTTGTCACAGACACTGTTCACCATCTGTGTCTGATATTCCTCGTAGCTTAGAGGCTCGTCCTTGGCCTTCTTTGTGGGCTTGGCTGCCTTTGGCTCGGGGGCCTTGAGAGGTGAAACGGCGGGAGATTTGCTAAAGAAACCTTTAATAACATTCCATATTCCTTTAGCTTCCTTTAATATGGTTTGAGCGTCTTCTACCGCCTTCTTTACCTTCTGTATCTCCTGCTTCCCTTGTGACAGCATTTCACAACCGCGACGGATAGCCGCCACAGTTGCTTGTGCTGCCATAAGGAGGCTTATGGGGTCAATGGTTATTGTCCTCCGGCTGCCTGTCCAACTGTAGGAATCGTAAACACCTGAATGAAACTATTACGGTTGGCTTCGTTCAGATTCTTCATAATCGAAGCTGTCAAAGGAGCAAGACGTTGTTTATCAACACCGGCAGTAAGAACCTGTGCCATCTTTTGTGGATCAAGCATAAGCTCAGTCATCTTCTGATTGAACTTTTCCTGACTGCCTTGTTGGAGATAGCGCAAACCTTCTTTCAACACCGTCACTGTCTTGTCCAGCCAAGGAGGAACTGCGCCAGCAACATCAACCAAACCTTTGTCAAGCTGTCCCACTTTAGAAGCAAGTTCTTGTGCTTTACGTTGACGGGTAAGGTCTGCCAGTACATTGTTCACAGCGGCCATTTCAGGCTTTGTCAAGACTTGATCCAGCTTTTCATAACGAGGAATGCCTGTAGCTTGTTTAATCGTTGTAGCAGCATTGTCCACAGCATTAGAAAACACAGCAGCCCGTTCTTTATCCAAAGCTGTATTGAGCTTTTTAGACAAATATTCCCCAATTTCCATACGATTGAGTTTGTCAGAATATTGACTGTAGTTGTTCAAATACTTAGACCACAAACCATCTGAAGACTTGTCCAACGAAGCGTCAATGTACTTTTTAACATTTCCAAGAGCTTTAGCAGCCTGCTCAGGAATCCCGCCAGAAGCAAACTGTTCTCCTAGGCCCAGAAGCTTAGCAATGTCTTGATTGGAAGTTTTACGGACATTCTCATACAAATCACGGCTACTGATAAAGCCATCTTTGTCGGTTTTAGACAAGATTTTGTCTTTCACTGCGCCGAGAACAGCCTTGCTCATGTCAGACTCAGCCCCAGAGATTGCTTTGTCAATCTGAGACACAATGTCTTTGGACATCAACGGAAAAACACCGTTCTCTTGAAGAGCTTTCAACTGGAGGGTTTTGAGATTTTGAGCAGTCTGAGCGCCTTGTAAAGCAAACACAGAAGGAGCAGTGCCTGTCCCTTGAGTCATTTCTTCTGACACTTTAGCCAGTTGACGGGCTTGCTTCATCACTTGCTGTTCAATGGTTTGAGAAGCCTCCATAGCTGTGTTAGCCATTGTCAAGGCTTGTTCACGTTGAGCGCCAGTAACGGCAGCACGTTCAGCCTCTACAGCAGCTTTTTCAGCTTCTGTGCCAGCAATCTGTTGAATGGTGCGAAGACGGGCGGCTTGTTGTTCAGCCGTTCGTGCAGCAAATTGACCAGCCAAGCCTTCTTTAGAAGACAGTTTAGCTTGAGCAGCCACCAAATCAGCAGCAGAAGGAATGTCAGACAAAGCTTCAGCAACTGTAGGCTTACTACCAGTCACCAATTGTTTAGCGTCTTGAAGAGCTTTAATAACAGCGTCTTTCTCAGGACCAGCCAAGCCTTCAACATATTTCTGCATGGCTTTGTCTCGGCCAGCAGGTGTCAAGCCTTTAATGGCTTCTGCAACCTTACCTACACCAGCAACACCCAAATCAGCCAAAGGACCAATGACAGTACCAAGACCTGCCTGTAAAGCCTTTGTAGACCAGAAATCTTCTTTATTCGTAACAGGCTGTGCGGCCCCTAACATCCCGCCAGTGACAGCCGAACGAACAATAGGATTGGCTACAGGAGCAGCAACATAGCTCAAAGGATTGATGACGTTGCCCATAAGACGACCAAAATCAAAGCCGCCTTCTCCAGCAGCCTGACGTTGTGCTTCATATTGGGCTTCACGTTGGGGAACCACTTTCTCAGCAAAAGCACGAGCAGAAGCCGCCACAGGACGGCCCATGACAGTGAGGTTTTCAGGGAGGTTTTGCATTCCCTTAGCCAAAAGCTGACCAGCACCGTACACAATGTCTCCAAAACCCATAGCCACACTATCTGGAGCTTGAGCAGGAGTTTTAGGAGTAGTTTTCGACTCTAGGCCAATCTTTGAATAGAAAACTTCCTTTGGCAAATCGTTGTAAAACTTAGTATGAAAAGCGTCAGCAAACTGCTGATCTGTCATATCATTATATTCAGGATATTTAGAACGTAGTTCTTGAAGCGTTGCCATTATCTTTCCTTATTAACGAATGCCTAGAGGGTCTGCCTTGCCTTTACCTCCTCCGACACGGCCTGTCAAATCTCGATTACGTTCTTGTCCAAGCAGTTCCAAACCGCTAGTAGCATTTTCTTTAGTGTTTTCCAGCAGTTTCTGAATACGAATAATTCCGTTCTTCACCAGTTTAGGATCATTCTTGTCCAAAGCTTCCATAATCTGACGTTGAGCACGTTCAGCGTCGTCCTTGGCCTGAACACCTTTGGCTTGATTGAGCACAGCGTTAATGGAAGAAGTAATCCACTTCTCCAAATCAGATTTATTAACATCGCTAGGAGTAGCTTGACCTGCAAATGCACGAGCCTTGCTTGCCAAATTTTCAACTGCTCCAAATTTAACTTGACCCTTATCAATCAAATCTGTAAATCGTTTAGCTTCGTCAATACCATATTCAGCATCTGAGACAGCACTGGTTAGCTCATTAGCCATCTTAATGTCTTGTGTAGACAACGGCTTTGCCGCTTGTTGTCCCTGCTTAAAGGAGGCCATAATTGCTGCAAGTTCTTTATTAGCGTCAATCTTCATTTGAGCAATTGTTTTTTGATCTTCCCCGCGAAGACGAGCAGCTTCAATCAAAGCATCATTTTTTTCTTTAGCAATAGCGTATGCTTGTTCTCTAGCTGCCTGTTTTTCATCAATCTTAGCTTGAATGTTAATAGCGTCTTGGGCTAGTTGTCGAGCAATGTCAGGACGGCCCATAGCAGTAGCTTGCCGCGCAGCTTCAGCCAGCGACTTAACGTTTGTATAATCAACACCGCTAAGAAGTTGTTGCTGTTTAGAGATTTGCTGCAACGCAGGGTCAGTAGCCCCTAAAGCACTAGCCAAGCCACCAGCAGCTTTGTAGCCACCATAGCCAAGCAAAGCGTTAGCACGTTGCATGGGGTCAAGCTGAGCCATCTGCATTGCACGAGACAACGCAGCAGTGTCTTGCTGTTGTTGATAGAGTTCGGGCGTCATAAACAGCCCTGCAATAGAAGAATCTGCCATGTTTATTCCTTACAGTAGGCCAAACAATTTAGCCATTTCATCACCACCTGCCAAGCTATAATCACCGCCAAGACCACTGAAAGTAGACTGAGGGATGACGCTGCTGCCAGTAGTCCACGAAGGAGCGTTGCTAAACAGCCCGCTAATGCCCGACATCAGGTTTTGATTGCTCAAGACACCGCCCAAAGCAGAAGCCAAGGGATTGTAGCTAGAAGCAGCATATTGATAAGGAGCTGCACGAGAAGCGCCTAGAGCAGCATTACCAGCCAAACCGCTACTGAGTTGCAGAGGTTGTTGACCCAGAGCTTCCACAGAACCCACAGTATTCAACGCAGTGCCCAGCGGATTATACGCCTGCGACAACAAGCCTTGACCAAACAGATATTGGTTTTGACCTTGTGCCTGAGCCTGAGCAGCCAATTGCAGGTCTTGCATAGCCTGAGCATTTGCCAGAGCAGCAGCTTCAGGATTGGCAGCTTGTAGGTTGCCTCCTTGAGCCACAGACAAACCTGTACGACCAGTGTTAAACAATTGATTGTTCAGGTTAGCCCAAGACTGCTCACGACTAGGAGCAAGAAGTTCACGCTGAGAGGCCATCCAATTGGAAGCCAGTTCTTGAGGCGTTGTAGCCAAATAGCTACGACCAAGAGCCTGCTGAGAGGCAAGGTCGGCTAGGTTTTGTTGTGTCGCTTGAGGACTCAGAAGAGCATTCTGATAAGCCTGCAACGAGGGAGACAAGGAATAACCTGCCCCTGTCATCTGACCCGTTGAGGGGTCATAAGAAAAACCAGAAGTACCAAACGTATTAGTAATCCCTACAGGACGAAACTGAAGTCCCTGAGCGGTCTGTTGACTAGCTTGTTGAGCTTGTTGGCCTTGTTGGCCGCCAGCCAGCATTCCCAGACCACCAGCAATGAGGCCGGGATTACCAGTAAATACGCCTGCTGCTGTCGTAGCAACAGGCAAAATGTCAGAAAAGAATCCCATATATTCCTCTTTTAACGAAGTTCACGCCAATAGTTCAAACTACCGAAAGTAATAGTTACATAGTAGCTTGACCCGTTGGGGATAATAGCTGTCAATGTCCAATTAAGGTTTGCTGATCCTGCAATCATTGTTGCAATTTCCATTCCATCAACAAAAAGTTTTCCACCAGCGTCAGGAGAACCGCTTCCTTTAATGCTAACCATAATAGGTTTGCCTGTGCTATTAGTGTATGTAGTGCTAGCTGCTCGGCTAGAGGTCATATCTTGCCAAGTTTGATTGACACCAATCGCAGGGTCTGGAGCAGCAGAAGTCCAAGTAGTGCCGTTGGATTTCAAGACATTACCGCTAGTGCCAGGAGCCACTGCTTGAACAGCAGAAGTTCCGTTGCCCAGCAAGACATTGTTGGCTGTCAAAGACGTAGAGCCTGTTCCGCCTTGAGCGACAGACAAAGCCGTTGTAAGGCCCGTCAAAGAGGTGATGTCGCTATTAGCCCCAGACTTAGCAGCACTGAGGTTTGTACGAGCATCAGCAGCCGTAGAAGCCCCTGTACCACCGTCAGCCACAGCCAAATCAGTGATGCCAGAGATAGTGCCGCCAGTGATAGTGCCGCTAGTGAGCGTACCTCCGTTGCTGTCCAGCTTTGTAGCAACAGCCGTAGCAATGTTGTTAAATTCTGTATCAATTTCCGTGCCTTTGACAATCTTCAGCGGATTGCCACTAGCCAAGCTATCCTTGGAGGCAAAGTTTGTGCTCTTGGTGTAATTACTCATGCCATCTTTCCTTCTTTTGCATGTACCTCAATCTTTTGGATGCTCAAGGCCAAGCTGTTAACGTCTGTTTCAAAACCCACCTGAATCACTTTACCGCTGCCAGTGGGATAGGCAGTTAGAGTTTGAAGTGCTACACCACCAGTGTATTCTACACCAGTAGTATTATATTCCGACACCCCGTAATAAGCAACCCCTGCTTGAGAAGGAATTTGCATGTTAGCGGAATAGAAGTTTCCATCAAAATCGTAGCCCCATTTAGCCGTGATATATTGATTGGAACCTCCAATGACAACAACCTTCAGGCGTTTGAGGAAAGAAATAAAGGAAGGCTTACCCAAATCAAAGTGGTTAGTGAAGTATTGGAAACGATAGGTTGAAGTGTCGTCCAAATAACCTGCGTACGTTCCCACATATCCTTCTTTGCCGAGCAACACTGTTCCATCTGCTTTCCTACAGAAACTTTTAGGGGTGATAGAGTCCCAAGTGGTTGCGCGTAGGCTACCGTCTTGAAGAGCTTGTTTGGTGTCAAAGCAATACACTGTCTGCAAGACAGGCATCGTAATGGCATAAAAGCCGTCCAAAGGAGAATAGACACTCTTGATGGTGGCTTTGTCTTCTCCGTTAACAGCCGAAATGAGGTCGTTACGTACATTACGAGACAAGTCATTCAATGGAGCACTCTTCTCTTGAATGGTGCGTTGCAGGCTACGAACACCTGTGGCCGACAAGAAAATAATGTCTGTACCTGTATTCTGAACACTGTCACGAGCAATGCAGCCAATGCCTGTCACAACGTCATAAAGAGACATCGTAGACGGGTCTGTAGCGCCTTGATAGATAAGAATGTTGTTCTTACCAAAGACATACAGGAAGCCGTTGTGAGCGCCTAGAGCCACAATAGAGTCGGTTCCTTTAGGCCACACTTGCGTTGTGTCTAGCGTACCAGCCGTTCCTGTGTTGAACACAGCAGGAGATTGCAGATCACACCACTGAATTGTCACTTTGTTTGTCGTGACATCTGCGCTCCATGTACGACCATAAGCAGAAATAACAGCATTGCTCTTTTGAACAGTGCCGCTATAACTAGCCATCTCAGAGATGCGTTTATATTGTGTCGTGGACGTAGAAGGGTCAAAGATAAGAGGATCGTGACCGCTTTGATAGAGCACCAAATAGCCGTTGATGGCTGCTGCTTGCCAGTTGCTGTCAGTGATGGTAGGAGCTACACCGCCACCGCCATAAGACAAAGTGGTGATGCTGCTACCGTTCACTTTGAACAGTTTGTTGTTGCCTGCCAAGAGGACATAGGAAGTGCCGTCATTGGCAATGAGTTCTGCCATCATTTTGACATCGCTTGTACCAAGGTCAGCGTTTGTGCTGCTGTTCACCTTAGTCCAGCCCTTACGTGCCCCTACACGGCCATATTGGTCGATGATGCAGTTGTTGGCAACCAGAGCAAAGCCACTAGACAAGTCTAGGCTACTGTCCTGCGTATTCAGGCCGTAGAAGCCCGGAGCAGTGATGGCATATGCCTGAAGGGGTTGAGCCATTAGACAAGCCCCCAGCTATCGGTTTCAGGAGCACGAGCACCTTCAATGGCAATGTGGTCTGCAAGGCTCTGCTTGTAAATGAATTGAGCCTCAGAGCTATTCAAGCCTGCGTCCTCACCACGCTCCACCAAGGAACGAGCATAAGCGCCCAGAATAATAGGCTCTTTAGGCATCTTCGTGGTGTCGCCGTCAGCAGAGAAGTCTTCTTCAGGAATCACCAAACTGAAACGGATGTTATACACACCGTCAGGAATAGGCCAGAAAGACACTTGCATATCGCCGTTACTGTTCACGCCACCCAGGTTGTACGCCGTAGGAGGGTTTTGAACAGGATTGGCAATCATGTAGATGTAACGATCAATGTCCGGCTTAGCAATGCCCTGAAGCGGGTAATACCGATTGGTGTTGATGACATCGTTGATGCGGAAACGCAAGCCAGAACCAGTGAGGTTGTAGTCGGTGTATTGCCCTGCCACAGTGGTGATGGTGATGGAAGTGTTCAGAGCATCCCAATCATAGGCGTCATTCACCTGACGTTTCACTTCGTTCACCCACTTGCCCACCAGAGTAGACAAGGTGTTTTCATTGACAGTTTGCACTGTAGGTTCACGCAAACGCACCAACACTTCGTTGACGATTTGCAAATAAGTAGGGAGAGCCATTTAAATACCTTGTTTCTTAATAAGCTCAAATGTGCAGATGGCGCTAAACGTGCTGCCTGCTTCACTCTGCATCTTCACTGTGTCGCCTTCTTCCAAGACAACATAAGCACCGCCATCCATCTTGACATATTCTTTGGAGTTGATGGCGTTGTTCAACACATAAATGTCAGCACTTGCGCTAGAGTC